TTTCATTTCCTCTACGCGATCAGAACCCACAAACATTGTAGCATGTTTGTATCCTTGTTGATGAAATTTTTTCAACTGTGCAAGAAAGTGAGGATGTTCTTTTGAAGATGCTTCAAAGTGTACATTGGGATGAATGTGATTTAAATAATGGAGTTTGTGTTCTGACGACAAAGGATTTTTATGTTTGTCTTGTGAATGACTAACAATAACCTGATGATCATGCCCATTTTCTTGAGCATATTGATGTACAGTATTGATTAGTTTACTATGCCCCGTGGTAGGAGGATTCATTCTACCAAAAGTAAATACAATATGTTTATTTGCCATCACCTTGTTTCCTCATTTCGCTGGCAGCAAAATTCATTTTGCTAAATTCATGTCTCAATACAAATTTTGAAGGTCTGCCATTGTGATGGACAACATATCCTTCTGGGTTTATTGCTTGCCCGTCAAATTCGTGCCCATGAATATGATGCGAGTTAAATGCGTCAGTTAATACGTTTTTAGCTTTTTGCAAATGCTGATGTATATTAAACACATGTGTTATATGACTTGCGTTTATGCTCTTTATGTGTTTAACGCCTGCTTCAGAATGTTTTGCTTGTGCAGCGTCAGTTTTTACACTTGCTGCTTTTTTAGCATAAACTTCTTTAAGGTGATCTACAAAACCTCCATGACTAGGTTTACTACCATCCCGAACAGTCTTATTTATATAAGCAGAGATTGCAGCACCACTACTTCCATGCTGATTCTCATGTGATTCAGTGTGTTCAAATGCTTCTTTAGGTGCTTTTTTGTAAGCATCCATAGCATTTTGCATATGTTCTTTATATTGTTTTTGTTGTGCTTGCGTATATGATACATGTTCCATTTCATGAAACATAGGAAATTGATGTACACTTGCGTGGTCTTTCATTTCAGGAACATGCGCTTGTTTTACTTTCATATCTTGAAGAGTTTTTCCTTCATATGAAGTATGTACAGCAACACCAATCTTTGAGTTCACTGCTTTTTTAGCCTCATCAGAGTTTGATTTATGATGATAGGTGATAAGATTTGCTTTGTGTGAAATTCGATGACCTTCATGTTGAAGATCATCAGGAGTGTGCATAATGTCTGCTTGATAAACGCCTTTGTCTGGGACTATCTTAGGCAAGTGTTCTAAAGCGGCGTGCATTTTCTTTTTCAATCCCTCAGAATGACCGTAATTCTTTTCTATTTCTTCAGGAGTGTGTGCTATTTTAGGAGTCTTATTAAAAGTACCCTTAGTGCCTACGAAAAATTTACCTGTTTCTGGATGATGACCGAAAACAACTGAAGGGCTACCATCATATTTCATGGTAACCTTAGTGCCGCCTGCTTTGCCTATTAAACTTTCATGTACACCGTTTAGTGTATGAAAAGCATGGGCAAACCCCTTAGAACCACTGTGTATAGAATGATCTTCCACATGTTCTAAGTGAGTTAATTGGTCTTCGTTGGTTGCCTCAGTGAGGTATTTTTTAAATGTAATCATGCTTGTATTTATAACATTCTTGAATACAAGGTGATTAAAATATGGGTTTTAATAATAACGAGTAGCTTTAATTTCAATATTAAACTCAGAAGAATTTTCAATTTCAGAAAGATTGATCTGATGTTTAGTTGCTAGTTTTGTAGCAGTGTTTTTCCAATATTGTCTAAAACTGGGATCTAATGTTCTTCTACTTGCAATGATTATTTTTGAAATTTTACGTCTAATTTCACTATCAATATCCATTATATATTTTTCCTGTAATTTAAAATTTTAACAATAAAAAAAGGGACAGATTATAGTCATGTCCCAGGACTTATATCTAAACTAGTTCTTATTCAAAAACAGAAGAACCAGCAACTTGATACGCTGCTGCAACCATTGCTCGGCTTGGAGTACCCAGGCGATAAACAGTAGCACCGTTTTTAGCAACATTTGTGTAAATTGGATAACCATCGGAACGGAGTTCACTAATGCGCTTACCAAGTGATGTTACACCAAACAAACCACGCGCCTGACCTACTGAAATTGAAGCACCAGATCGCAGGAAGTTCAAAAGTTTAGTATTTTGAGAAACCCGAGGAGTCGCAGTTGTGGTAGCAGTAGTTGTAGCAGTTGTAGCAGTAGCAGTTGTGGATCTAGACATATATATCTCCATGATATAAATTATAAACAAAATGACCACGATTGGTCGTTATTAGTACAGCTTGTACCAATTCTTTAACAACAGTAAATTTATTACTATTTACTATTCATTAATACTATTCTAACACCTATATAAACAAATGTCAAGCCTTTTCTTAAATCTTTTTAAACTTTTATGCTGCCATATCCACTTTGAACTGAACAACATCAAGCAGTTGGTTGACTAATGCCTTACCGTAAGGGGTAAACAGTACGCCCTGATTGTATACCCAATGTTCAACACATTGACCACTATAAAACTCTTGATCCTGAGTCAACCAGCGCAGTGCAGTAACTTCATCACCTGCACCCAGCTCTATCGTCTGCTGTACAAGAGCTTTGAACTCTTCTACTGCTTTGTCTGCCATAGCTCTTTCTTCGTCAATAGCGATCTGAGCTTGTGCGCTCCAGTAATCACATTCAGCCTCAAGCTGGGCAAAGGTCATGCCAGTGTGATCAAAACGATAGCGACAGCCATTAGCTTCCTTAGAAGCGTCTGAGATGTAACTGTACAGACTGTCTGCGTATTCAACAGCGGCGTCCTCTACAGTAACGCAGCGACCGGCATTGATGCCGTCAACATACGTTGAAACGTTGGAGAACTCGCAGGTGGTAATAGTGTCAGTCATTGTTTTCCTCTTGTTTTTTCAGTTTATACAAGTATTATACACGAGGTTTTCGAGAAAGTCAAGCATTATCTGAAATATCTTCAATTTTCTTTTCTGGAGCGATCAACTCAACACGGCGAACACGGCGGTCACGATTGATACGGTTGAAAAAACCCTTAGCAGCCATGTAGGTTTCAAAGGACTTGCTCTGGCTAGCATAGTTGTAGTAGTTGTAAGTCACGGTATACATAATGTTCTCTTTTCAGTGTTTATGTGTATATCATAGCACAATAAATGTAAAAAGTCAAGCATTATTTGAAATTTCTTTTACTATATAAATCAATGACTTATAGATTAACGGAATAAAATAAGTGCTTGATTCATATACAGTTTTTTAACGAAGAATCAAGCACTTACGAACCTATCTTGAAATCTACACTCTTTTGTGTGTCAGAGTACACTTACTTGCATAATTGCACTGGCTAAACAAAAAAGATTAACAAAATCAAGAGGTTATACTTTAGTTTTTACTCTCATAGGCAGATTTGCCGTAGAATGCAGCAACAATGGCAGCTACTGAAACGAAGTAAGTGGGTGCCATGTCGCCTAGTACATTAGCACCCTGTTCCATTCCAAAGAATGTAGCAAATAGAACACACGCTGGGTACAGTAACATACCGTAAAGTGCGAACCATGCCATTTTTCTTTGAGCGTCACGCATTGCGTCTTCATCTTCCAAACGCTTGCGCTTAAACTCAATAAACATTTCTTTTTCTTGATTGTCTACCGCACCGTCGCCGTTTACATCTGCTGGGTGATACTTTGGATCATCTATCATAATACTATTCCTATTTTTTTATTGTTAGGTGGAACGTACTATTTATAGCATTTTTGTTTTTCTAAAATTTAATATCTTCATAACTGCTTTTAAAAGAAGATTTATCAAATACTGGTATATCACTACCTGAATCTTGCAAACCCTCTTGCGGGTTACCTTCAATGTCAAACAATTTCATTCTAGACCTATCTACACCTATCATAAAACGTTTGTTACGTGTCGGATCAGAATATCTGTTTTTCAATTGTTTAACCATTATCTGACCAAGTTTTTCTAGTTCTTCAGTGCTTATGAGAGCAAACATAAGATCAGCAGTAGCAGGAAGACCAAATGATTCTGAAGTGTCCGTAAGTTCTACATCGCTGCTATTGAAACCACTCCTCGTAGTTTGTGTCGCCGTAACTAAAGGAACATTTTGTTCTACTGCAAGACCTCGAAGTTCTTCTGCAATTGACTTGATGATAGTATAACTGTTTGCAGACGACCCCGACTTAAACCTACTTGAAGAACAAATATTAAGATAGTCAATAAAAATAATATCAGGAGCAAAATTTCTTTTTAGTTTCAATTCATTTATCAATGCTTTGAAATGCCCACTGTGTGCTGATGCTGTAGGATATTCTTTTACAATTAATCGACCCTGTATCTTAGCATTAATTTTACTAATTCTATCTTCAAACATTTGCTTAGACAATTCTTTCAACTGTCCGATAGGCAAGTTCATTAGATTCGCATCAATACGTTCTGCAATTCTTTCTTCAGACATCTCAAGTGTAATGTATAAAACATTTTTACCTTGTGAGATAGCATTCGCTGCCATGTGACACATAAAAAGAGATTTACCAACACCAGTACCTGCGAGTGCAACATTCAATGTTTTGTTAGCAAGTCCGCCTTCAGTAATCTCATTAAACATTGCCAAATCAAACGGCATCTTTTCTTCTAGTCTATGATAGAATTCATATCGTTTGTCTGCGTTTTCAATGTAATCGTGACCAATATTGTTATCAAAACCAACTT